AAAAATTAGATGTGGTAATATTGGTACTATTAGGATACCACCAACTTTCTACAGTATAATTGTTAATACTGCTTAATGATGTTGTACAACGTGCCCATTGAAGTTTCGAATTATCAAATTGAAGATGTCCACCATTTGCACTATTATATGTTGGAGGGTCATCTGTCCAAGCGCCTGTTCCATTATTATATAAAGTAAAAACTTTTGAACCTATTAAATCTGTCCAAGTATTACCACTACCAGGATAACTTGAAGCATTGCCCGCATCCAAGTGTAATAGCAATCCTGTAGTTATAATAGATGGGGCAGCTGCTGCCACGGTAACAGGTGGTCTCATAACCATTCCGCCTGATGCTTGCATTCCTCCGGTTAGTATCATATTGATCCTATTTTTATATGTGTCCTATGTACTCTGCATTGTATCTGACCATTGTAATAATTTTCAGTTTCTAATACTCTGCGATCCATTTGTTCTCTTGCCTCAAGATAATTACAAGATCCTTTATTCGGACAAATATGTAATATCTCTCTGATAAATTTGTCGGCGCCAAGCGCATCTACATCTTTTTTAACTTCTTCAGATGAAGACCAATAATCGCGCCAGTCTGATTCTACTTTAAGTCTTTTCTTTTTACCTTTAACTACTTTAGTTTTACGAAACCAAAATAGTTTTTTTCCTATATACTTACGTCCAGTAATAGTATTAGTAATCAAATATACATAACCATATGCATTTTCTGGAATGATTTCTAAAGGAGAATTATTATAAAGCCACATAAATACCTATCTAAATAAGTATTTATTATTCGGCAATCTCCCATAAATCCCCGCCCTCTACGAATTTATTATGGTCATCTCTAGGAGGTACAAGGAAATAATCATCAGGGTCTGTCATAACTTCGCCTAACCGCTCAGTAGGTAAACCGTTACCCATAGCTCCGGTTTTTAATAACATAGTTGTTTGAATAGACTTTTTATATCTGTGTCCTTCAGATTCTTCTCTGGACATGTATTCTTTTTGTTTTTCGGAGAATACTTTTTTCTGGTCGGGTGTCCAGTCCCTTGAATTGGCACAAGCCCGGCAACAATAAGTGCCAGGCTTGGTATGTTCAGTCCCGCATTTAGGACAAGTCTTCGTCTTCGATATCTTCGTATTGTTCATCCTGCTGATCCTCATCCATACCAGCACCGCAGAATGGGCAAAACTCTACTTTATAATACTTTGCATCAAGATCATGATTTATCTTGAAGACCGCATCACACTCGACGCACTCGTGATGTTTCCTTGCCATTCTAGCCCCCTTTTCTTAGCTTCTGCTTCAAACACTCGTAAACGAAGATCAGATGAACTAAAGAAATGATCTCGCTTATTAAAGTAAATTTCTATTTTGCGTTTTTCGCAAATTTCTTTTCCTGTAAATTCCACATCCTTATATTCTTCTCCAAGAATACGAACATCAATAGGCAATGCCATAAAGATATCTTCTAATTCTTTTTCAGTAGAATATACAATAATTTCATTTACATGCTTGCATGCCGATACTTGTATCTGTCTTTCAATAATAGATTGAACAGGTTTGTTTTTACTTGTTCTATCCAATGTTGGATCAACTTGTATTGCAGCAATTAAATAATCACACTGGCGTTTTGCTTCTTCAAGCATTATAACATGACCAGCATGAAAAAGATCAAATGTACTACAAGTTATACCAATTCTAGTTTTACTCATATTTTCTCCACTTCAATATTACATTTATTTAAAAATTCTATACCATCAGTATTTCTATACTGGGTACGATAAAAAACTTTATTTATACCCGCTACATGAATCAATTTTGCACAATCAAAACATGGCGAATGCGTTAAGTACATTGTTGCATTTATGCCTGATTCAGAAGAACGAGCTAATTTACCAATGGCATTTGCTTCGGCATGAAGTACTTCAGGTTTAGTTTTTAATCCTCTGTTAATTAAAGTTTGCAGTTCTCCGAACACGGCATCTGAAAACCCTATGTCTTCATATTCGCAATCGTTATCCCAACCTGCAGGTGTGCCATTATAACCTATAGAAATTACTCTATCATCTTTAGTAATAATTGCACCAACCTTTAACCTTTTAGCATAGGATAATTCAGCATATCCTTCTGCTGCTTTCATATGTGCATAATCAATTTTGTTCGGCATCCCATTTACCTTCCGGACAAGATTGTCCCTTCATCATTGTCTTGCCCCATATAGCACATCCACACGAATTGCAAAATTTTGCACCTACAATTATTTTTAAATGCTCACATGAATTACAAATTAATCTTCTTTTGTCAATAAATGATATAGGTTGCTCTTGCATTTACGCTGCCTTTCCCCAAACATCATGCCAATCGCCTGACAATGCACCCTTCGCATAATCAGTTGCTCTGTTCTCAAAGAAATTAGTATGTGTAGGTGCATTAATCATTTCCTCTACCCAAGGCAAAGGATTCTTTTTGCGCTTAAAAATACCTTTTAAGCCAAGACTAATCAAACGTCTATCAGCAATGTATCGAATATATTCTTTTACTTCCTGCTCTGTTAGGCCCTCGATTGCGCCTGAACGGAAAGATAGTTCAATAAATTTATCTTCAAGACTAACCATCTTCTCCGCAATCGAGTATATTTTGCCTTTGAGATCATCATTCCATACCTCTTTATTTTCTTCTATGTATGTTCTGAAAAGTTTAATCATTGCTTCGGCATGCTGCGTTTCATCTACAATAGACCAGGTAACGATCTGACCCATGCCTTTCATTTTACCATGACGAGGAAAATTAAGTAACATAATAAAGGAAGAGAATAATTGCATTCCCTCAGTAAATGCAGAGAATACAGCAATATGTTTTGCAGTGGATGCAAGGTCACCGTTCTTAGAACTTAGATCAAGAACGTACTCATGCTTATCTCGCATCTCTTGATATTCTAAAAATTGATTATACATTGTTTCTGGTAGACCAAGTGTCTCAATCAAATGGCTATATGCAGCAATATGAAGAGCTTCTCTTGCGGCAAATCCCAACAGCATCATACGAATCTCTGGCTGAGGAAAATATGGAAGATAGTTCTTTACATAACCACCCGCCACATCAATATCACCTTGAGTAAAAAATCTAAAGATGTGTGTTAGGAATTGTTTTTCCTCAGTTGTAAGTTTCTTTTTCCAATCTTTAACATCTTCAAGCATTGGCACTTCTGTATGTAGCCAATGTGACTGTTCATGTTTCAACCAAGCATCATACGCCCAAGGATAGAAAAAAGGCTTGAAAGAATTTCTTTCATCTGTTACTCTTGATTTTTTACTGTTAACCATTAATCCATTCCCTTAATTCGCTAGGAGTTTTTACTCCAGTTATTTTCTTTAAAACTGCATTGTCTTCTACCATTACTAAAGTAGGAACAGACCTAATCCCATATTCTATCGCAACATCGGGATATACGTCAATATCAACAACTTCGATAGGCAAACCTGTTTCTAAGTTTTCTAATTGTTTGGCCATTGTTTTACACGGCATACACCAAGATGCCGTAAATCTTAAAATCTTCTTCACTTAATTATATCCTTTTTCTACATTTTTATCCTTTTCTTGACACTTGTTACAATTGCATTCTGTACAATCGCATCCATCTGTCAAGCAACTTAGACCACAATGTGCCTCGCAGCCACATCTGCATTTATATTGTATATATCTTTCGTGTAAAAATTGTTCTGGCATTTTATTTCCTTATTTTTTCGTACATTACGGTATTGGTATCTCCAAGTGCCCATTTTGAATCTGTTTCAACTGACCATTTTTTTGTTGCAACCTTAAAGTCTGGCATTTTTAATTCTGTTGGATTACTACTTGGTTCTAATATAATTAAACGATTATTTGGCTGAGAAGCAAACTGTCCATTATCACACATAATAAAATTATAAGATTTGTGGTCTTCGACATCCTCGGAAAACCCTGTATCAAGAATGTTAAAATCAGGATGAGCAGAATCAACTGTAAACATATAAACACCGTATTGCCAATCTCCATTTTTCAACTTAAACTTACACTTCATTGATTGCAACTGTGCTTTCTTTATGACAGCTATATCATACGAAAGACAATCCCACAACTGCAAATAATCTAGTGGTAATTCATTTTCAATTGGTTTCCAACAAAATGCATGTAATGGCAATTTGTCATACAAAGCGCCATAGTTATTTAAGTATGCTTCAATGCGAAATGCTTGACCTCTCAAAGATTTAATGCTTACCCACCAACAAGGTTCAAGTTCTCCGTGACCTTTTTCAAAGTCATAAAGAAACTCTTTACGAACAAAACACTTTACTGGTGGTAAGTTTGCAACTATATGCGCCATTTAACCCTCGCATGCCAAACAGGCATCTCCCTCAACCATTGCCTTCATATCTAATTCTTTGATTACTTCTCTCTCAATTTTCTTAGATACTTTATCCGCTTTACCAATTTTCTCAGAACGGCAATAGTATAATGTTTTCAATCCTAGCTTCCATGCCATAAAATGTACAGCATGCAAATATTTTACGTGTGAATCTGGTCTAAAGAATAAATTAACAGATTGTGCTTGGTCAATATATTGCTGAC